TCAATTCCGATTGATGTCTTGTTCAGGTCAAGAAAAGGTAATTTATTTAACCTGAAAATTTCCGAACCAACACCCAAGTGCCACGCCCAATGTTTCGAGCTGAAGCATTGAACGATTTCGCCACGTTCACCGATAACAAAAGCGGTCGCAATCTTTGAAGAATTAGAATTCCAAAACTTTGAAACGCTTCGCGCGTCGCCACCACCAGCGGTGTGGTGAAGATACACTTGTGTTTTTGGATATTCTTCAGCGATGAATTGTCCCGGTGACAATCGTTCCTGAATCAAGTTCAAATCGTTTACTTGAATTCGTCCCATTCTTGTTTTTTTGCGGTTATAAAATCTTTGAATGATTTCAAGACGTCCTTCTTTGTTACGTCGAAATAGCTTTCATTGATTGATTTCAATTCGATAAAAATACAAAAGAATGTGAACGCCTTGGTCAACACAAGGTCAACCGATACGAACAAGCCAATCAAGTCAGCAATCACATACTTTTCAAGCATGAATACCGCCACAATACCGCCTGAATAAATCAATGACTTTGAAACAGTCCTTGCAAATCCGCGTGAACGGATTGATTTCCAACCTTTCAATTTTACACTTCGCCAAATACCGACCACAAGGTCAAGCCAAATGAAACAAATCGCAATCAACACCATGGGTGTGACTGGTGCGAGAATTGATAAAAAAGAAAGTCCAAGCAAAGTCAAGTTAGTTTTCATTGTTTATTTGATTGTCATGTAATTCACTAAAGATTTGATATAAATTAAAAATAAAAATTGTCCAGCCGAACATAATCATGTGAAATGAATCACTATACCACAACGACAAAGCGGTTGTGAAGCTTGCAACATAGTAAGCAATCGCAAGGAATCGAATGTGGTCTTGATTAATCATTGCCGAATGAATAATTGTCCATAGGAATTTGACACCAATCTTCATTGTCGTATACATTCATCGCGATGTTCATTGTCCAGCCAGCTGTTACGTCGTGTGAACGGTTGATGAATGGTGTCGTCGCCATTGTTCCAGTCACGTCAAGGAAATCTTCGAAGCGCCATTGCTTCAAAATGACATGAATGTCTTTGCAAATGGACAAACAATCGGAATGAATTTCGTTTATTTGACGATATTCTTGAATGTTGTATTTGTCAGCAATCGAAATGATTGCGTTCACCTGAACACCGAAGTCGTTAATTTGTCCCGGTTGTAAGGTGACAACCATTAAAGGATAATCAACCGCGTCGCGTGACACCGCGTCAATATAGTCGCCTTGAAAGAAGCTGTTGATTTGACGATGTTCGGTCGCAATTATTTCGAATTCCTTCATTAACTGGTTTAACGTCTTTTCCATTCTTTAGGTATTTGTTCAGTTTTTCAATGTCTTTTTTGCTTGGTGTGAACCGTTTGTTCATATGATCCAATTAAGCGGTGAATAACCAGTGTTGTCTTTCGTTACTTTTTCATGACACATCGAAGGTGAACCACAACAATCAATGTATTCTGGATAGTTGTCGCCATTGTCATCCATTAAGAAACCGATTAAACGTTCCTTATAAAATTGTGCGTCTTTCAATAACTGGTCACGCAACACATAAGTATCTGGTGTGTTGTTCGCGGAAATGTGTTCATCGTTCACACGACCGACCGATTTGTTCGTCAGCTTTTCATTCAATAGCAACGCGCAACGGTAGTCAACATAAGCGACCAAACACGGAACGACGTAGTCATTCATCAATGTCAGGTAAGTCGGTGTCCATGTATTGTTTTGCACGCGCAACAATAACGCTTTGTACAAAGGTGTCCCCAACGCAGTTTGAACGTGGATGTCTTGACTTCGACGAATCGCAACCGCGAGAATTTTCGTGTCGGTGTTTTGGTGAATCAATCCAAGTTTTTTAAGATTCTCTACGGAAAGTAAATAATTCATATTATTGTGCAATTACTAATTGTTGAATCCATTCGTGACGGCAAAACGGTGTTGTGACTTGTGTGTCTGGATTTGTGTACCAGCCACCGCGATATTTCCACACGTCGCGGTCAACCCGAACGGAAATGTTGTCAATATCTTGACGTGAATAACTTCGGTTAAGTTCGATAAGCTTCACGCAAAACGCGCGTGATTGTGTAATCGGATCAGGAACGTTCGGACGTGTTCGATAAGTGTAACGAACTTCGAACCTTGAAATCGGAATGTCAAGGTTTTCAATTACGGACTTTCCCAGCGTGTTCACTTCACCCCCCTTCGTGAGAATTTCAAGTTCACGAAGCGTCGCAATTCTTTTCGCAACGTCTTCGACTGAAGTGTTTAACGCCTTCGCGATTGCTTCGCTTGATTCACCGTCGGAAAGTAATTTCAAAACGTCCTTGTCGGCGCCAGTCAACGTCGCTGAAATTTCACCAACCTTGTCGAATAATTGTTGACTTCGTGAAAACACTTGTTCACTTGGTGTATCCCACGCAATCGGTTCGGAATGTAACACGATGAACTTGTCATTCGATTCACCGAATTGTTCGAACACCTTTATTTCGTCATCGCTGAATTGATTATTGTGACATGATTGAACAATGGGTGTTGTGGTCGCTGGAACACCAACGATTTCACGCGCCGTTCTTTCGTCAATTGTAGGGAATGAAGCCAACACAATCGACAACGCGCTTTGTGGTGTCAAGATTCCTTCTTTAATCTTCGCAACCACGTCAATCAATGAAGCGATTTGTGCGCCATTCAACGCGCTTTTCGCAACGTCAACAGCTTCGGTTGCTGGTTGTCCTTCGGTTGTTGGTGCTTGTTCGATTGTTGCGTCTTGTGGTAACGGATCAACGTCACGAAGTTTCACTTCACCAACATAACCGCCAAGTTCAAGCATTAAGTTCAACATCCATTCAATTCGTCTTTGCTTTGTGTTCACATAAGTCGATTTGAAAATGTTGAATAAATCACCGCTTTCCGCTGAATTGAATGAACCTTCAAGACGTACACCGAACAATTGCGGTGAAGTGATTGCATGCGCAACAAGAATGTTTTGTTGAACGCTTTTTTCAGTCGCCAAATATCTTTGGTCAAGGTTGTTGCCATTCAACGACATGACCGTCGGCGCTTCATCTTGTCCGTTTGAGAATGTCAAAATGATTTCACCAGCGTCTTCGACCGATTGTGACCGACCTTTGACATTGTCCTTCAGTCGATTCAATTCTTCGGTTGTTTCGGGATAACCTGAAGGAAAGTTGACAAGCGTCCCGGACTTGAATCCATTTTGCAATTCGTACATGTGGAATTTCGAAATGTCCACGTCGGTTTGAATTGCCGTGATTCCGCCATAATAAGACGGCTTCGGATAAACGCCCAGTTCTTTTCTACCTTTCAAATGCGGTTCTTTATAGTAAAGAATAAACGAACCAGTTCGGTTGTTCTTGTCGTAAGCTGGTAAAATTCGAAGGTTCGTTTTTTCAGGTGATTGATTCAACGCCGTCCAGTCATCCGAAATGAAATAGGTTCTTTCATCAACCGATGAACGAATCATGTCAATCGGAATGTGTTCCCACATGACAACCTTTGTTTGTTCCTTGTTCCAAGTTCCTTTGATTGCAAAGCCACCAAACAATTCTTGGTCAAATGCCATTCGTTCAGCGATTTCATTCATGTCGAAGTCCGACCATTTGTTGTCAATGAAAGGTTGAACCATTCCTGAAACAATTTGAAGACCACCACCAGCGATGTAAAATGTTTTATTCTTTATTATTCCTTGGTGATAAGCTGAACCGTTGTAAAGGTCAGCCAAAAAAAATGGATAGTCATTCTTTTTTCCCCATTTCACGAATCCGAGTGAACGGTCTTTTTCTTCTTCAGGTTTTTGAAAGTCCTTGCGAAATGACAAAGACGTAATTTTGTTATTCATATATGTTGAAATAAATCGGTGAATCGTATTCGTAACTTGGTGAATCCGCTTCAATCACATGAGCGCGACCAGTTTCAACAAGTCCTTGTGATTGCGCTGGATCAAGATTCGCTGGTGAAGATTGTTGGTAAATGTTGTAAATGTAGTAACCGTCGTAAATGAAAGTAACATCAACGCCGTCAATCAACACGAATTCATCGTATCGTGGAATTCCTTGTGAAATGTTCGTCAATACACACGTTTGCGTGTTGAACGATTGTTCATGAATGAATTCAAATAGATAGTTCGGATTCGGAATTGTTGTCATTTCCGTCACCGTTACCACCAGCGGTGTTGTTCCGTTTCTTTGTATTTTTAACATTTTCTTTTTTTACAAGGTTCGGTTT